AGCGGGGCCTGGGGGGCCATCCATTTCAAGGGGCGCAACTTCGGCGGGATATGCGGCCAGGCGAAAGTATGGTGCCCCGGCGTCGGCATCGTCCTGGACATGCCAGGATTCACCTCCATCCATCATTTCATAATCAAGGATGGCCTCCTGATGGCATTTGTGAACCGCGACTCGGAAAAATACGATACCGGCGCGGTCATCATGGCGAGCCCGACAGGCGACAGGGGGTCATGGATCAATTATGCGACATTCCCCTGTCCGCTGATCTTCGACTGTGACGGGAAGCGGGCCGTCGGGGGCAAGTTCAGCCAGGAGGCCGGCGGGCGGGGGTTTGGGAAGATATTTGAGTTAGGAGGTCCCTATGCTTGAAAAATTGCTGAAAAACGCAATCGCCGCGGCATTGTCGGACGAAGCCCTGGATAGGGCACGAGACGCCATTGTCGAAAGGATCAAGACCCAAAAAGTGGTCGAAAACTTCGTCGACGAACTCATTGCCGTGGGGAAAACGGCGATCAAGGAGCTGACCAAAAGCGAGTGAGGATCAGATCATGAAAGCATTCATCGGCAGCGCGAAGCGGCTTTTCCGGGCGGCGGTGGCGACTGGCTTGCCGCTGGCCCTTCAGTGGCTTTTAAACAGCCAGGACCCGACCATCATGGCCCTGACCCCGGCTCTGATGGCTGTCGGAAAATTCCTGCGCGACAGGTTCGGTTGGAAGTGGATCCCGATATAAGGCGGCGATATGGCTGACAGGTTCATGACTCTTGCAGAGATTAGGGCGATCCCGGACGAGGATTACCCCCAGGCGGTGTTGGCCAACAACGTCCAGGGTCTCTTTGCCCTTACCGTGAACTTGGTCCAGCAGGACTTTTACGGCCATTTCGTGTGGCTTATCGCTCCCGACGTTTTCGCATCCCAATGGTACTACTTCCGGACTTTCCCGGTCGACCACTTCGGTGGCTGCACGCTGAAACTGATTCATAATCCCGACTGGAAACCGGAGCAGCGGGCCGCCATGCTCGCCGCGATCCGGCGGCATCTGGACCGTCCCTGGTATCAAACTCTTTACGACGTCCCCGGCATCTTCGGTAAGCTCCTCCGCCTGAACTGGATCAACATTCCGTGGCTGAATTACTGCTCGGAGACGGCGAAGTTCATGGCGATCGCCGATACGGAGTTCGCCCAGTATCTGAAAAAAAACCCGACGCTGACGCCGGGCGATTTCAACAAGTTCACCAAGGCCCGGCAGGAGCGGTTCAGGGTGTATGGCCGCTACATGCCGGACTGAAAAGGAGTGTGATCATGGACGGCAGCTTGCTCAGCGTTTTGAAGATCCTCAGCGATTTCGGGGTGCTCGGCCTGGTGATCTTCCTTTGGTGGTCGGACAACAAAAGGGTCTGGGCGGTCCTCAACCATTACAAGGCCGACATGATCGAACAGCGGGAGATGTACCGGGCAAACGTGTCGCTCTGCCGGGATTTTTCCAGCATAGCCAACGACCTGCGGGACATAGTCACCATGAATATCCAGGCAATGACCCATGTCGATGACGCCATCCGGCAGAACCAGTTTTGCCCGATGCTACGGGTGCGGAAGGAAAAAACGATCGATCTCGTTTCCAAAGGGGGAAATGATCAGTGAGTGAACGGTTGAAATATATCGGACGGCGCCAGGAACTGGAAATGGAGAAGAAGGCTCTGGAAATATCCATCCAGGGGCTGATTGATAATCTCCGGGACGCGCTCGATCCTCTGGCAAGGGTCGAGGATCTGCCGGTGGAGTCCATCGCCGAATGGTCCGCGAAGCTGGACTCCGCGCGGCAGCGATACCGTGGCGTGATCGCCGACCTCAAAAAAATCGAGGCCATTTTGGGGAAATAGGATGCCGGCACGATCGAAGATAACCCTGCTCCCGGAAGGGGTCCGGATCGAGCTGGAGAGAAGGCTGATCGCGGGAGGCTTCAGCGACTATACCGGGATCACCTCTTGGCTCAATGAGGCGTTGGCAAAATCGGGCATGACGGAATCCGTCTCAAGGACCGCCATCGCCCGGTTCGGCCAGGACTTCGCGGTCAAATGCGAGGCGATCAAGGTCGCCACGGAGCAGGCAAAGGCCATCGTCGGCGTTGTCGGCGACGATGAGGGCACCATGAACGAGGCGCTGATCCGGCTGATTCAGCAGCTTTCGTTTGATGTCCTGATTAAAAATCAGGACGCGGACGTGGCCGCACTCCTGCCGAAGATGGGCGTGATGATCGCAAAGCTCTCGAAGGCGAGCGTGGATCAGAAGAAATATGCGGCAGATGCCAGGAAACGGGCGATCATGGATGCCGCGGACACGGCGGGGAAGGCGGCCGAACAGGCGGGTGTAACCGCCGCGACGATACAGAAGATCCGCAGGGATGTCCTGCAGATGGCTTCATAAGGAGAACATGGGCAACGCCAAGGTCATACCGAAAAATCCCGACGCGCTCTTCCTGCCCTACCAGGAGCTCTGGATTCTCGACCGCAGTTTCCTGAAGCTGATGGAAAAGGCGCGCCAGATAGGCATCTCCTGGAGCACCTCCTACGCGTGCACCGAGCGCACCGCAGAGGCAGGTGCCAGGAACGACCAGTGGGTTTCCAGCCGGGACGATCTCCAGGCCCGCCTCTTCATCGAAGACTGCAAAATGTGGGCGCAGATGCTCCACCTGGCCGCAGAGGACCTGGGCGAGCAGGTGATCGATGACCAGAAGAAAATCTCCGCCTACGTCCTGAACTTTGCTTCAAAAAAGCGGATCCACTCCATGTCGTCAAACCCGGATGCCCAGGCCGGCAAACGCGGCGGCCGCGTCCTGGACGAGTTCGCCCTCCATCCAGACCCGCGCAAGCTCTGGACGATCGCCTATCCCGGCCTCACCTGGGGCGGATCGCTGGAAGTGATCTCCACCCACCGCGGCAGCATGAATTTCTTCAACGGCCTGGTGCGAGAGATCAATGAACATGGAAACCCCAAAAAGATCAGTCATCACCGCGTCACCCTGCAGGATGCACTGGATGGTGGGTTTCTCTATAAGCTGCAGAAATCGCTCCCAAAGGACGACGAGCGCCACGAGATGGATGAGGCGGCTTACTTCGACTTTGTCAAGCGGGGTTGCGCCGACGAGGAATCTTTCCTCCAGGAGTATATGTGCGTGGCCGCGGACGACGCTTCGGCCTTCCTTGAGTATGACCTGATCGCGGGCTGCGAGTATGCCCAGGCCGACAAATGGGAGATGGATCTGGGCGGGGCACATAGCGGGCCGCTCTACATGGGGATCGACGTCGGCCGGAAGAAGGACCTGACCGTGCTCTGGGTCCTGGAGCTTTTGGGAGACGTCCTCTATACGCGCAAGGTGATCACACTCAAGAATATGAGCAAACCGGATCAGGAGAAGGTCATGTATCCCTGGCTGGAGCACGCTTCCCGGTTCGACATCGACTACACCGGGATCGGGATTGGCTGGGGCGATGACGCGAAGAAGAAATTCGGCGACTACAAAGCCGAGTGTGTGACCTTTACCCCGCATGTCAAGGAGGCCCTGGCCTATCCGGTTCGCGGCAAGATGCAGGACAAGCGGCTCCGGATCCCCTACGATCCGGCGATCCGCGCGGATCTCCGCGCCGTGACGAAGGAAACGACCGCGGTTGGGAACATCCGGTTTACCGCGGAGCGTTCGGAAAACGGCCATGCTGACCGTTTCTGGGCGCTTGCCCTGGCGATCCAGGCGGCAACCGTGAGTGGCGCCGCCATCAGCCTGGGCAGCGACCCCGCACCGCGCGAGACCGTAAGCGGGAGGGACCGCAACGTCATGGCTGGCCGGGGTGGCTTCTTCGGCAGATTCAGGAGGGTGGCATGATGAATGTCGACGGGATCCGTGAGCGCATCGGGCGCATCATCGCCCCGGGCCTGAAGAATGATTCCGAGATCCGCGCCATCGTGGCCGAGGAGATCGCCCGCGCGAAGATGTCCCTGCCGATCACGGCGAACTATGACCCTAAAAACGAGGGCTACCGCCGCCTCTCCGGGTTCGATTCACGGATCCGCGATCTGCTGCCGATGGCTCAGGGCCGGATGTTCGAGATCGCCTACTTCATGTGGGACAGCTCCATCATGATGAAGCGCCTGGCCACGATCGACAAAACTTTCATCTTCAACGGGCCGTTCACGATGACCTCGGACGATTCCAATGTGCAGGAAGTGCTCGACAATTTTGTGAAGGCCAACAAGTGGGCGCTCCGTTTCCCGGAGCGCTGCAAGTGGCTGTCGATCCTGGGAGAGCAGGTCTGGCCGGTCATCGTCAACCCCTTCAACGGCGCGGTGAAGATCGCCTACGAGGACCCGTCCGACATCGTCGACGTTCTGGTCAACCCCGAGAACATCGAGGACCACATGCTCCTGGAGCTGCGGAGCCGCGCCGGCCGAGAAACCCGAAAGCTGAACATCATCCGCGAGAGCGAGGATCTGAAGGAAAAGGCGTTCGGTCGGCTGGACGGCGAGTGCTTCTTCCACCGGATCAATGCCCCGCCGAACTCACCCCGCGGCCGCTCCGACTTTCTGACCCTCTTTGACTGGATCGACGGCCTGGAGCGCTACGGGTTCAATTACCTCGAGCGGGCGGAATTCCTGCTCAATTTCGTCTGGGACGTGACCCTCAAGGGGATGACCCCGGACCAGATCCGCGAGTGGCTCCGCGACAACCCGCCGCCCCAGCCGGGGTCCCTGCGGGCGCACAACGAAAACGTGGAGTGGGGAGCCGTCGCCCCGGACATCAAGGCCCAGGATTTCCGCAGCGGATTCGACATGGGCAAGGAGTTCGTTATGGGCGGCGCCGGGCGCCCCTCCTCCTGGTTCGGGGCGGGCGGGAAGGCATACCAGACGGAGGCCGAGCAGTTCGGCCAAGTGCCGATCAACGACCTCGACTCCCGGAGCTACATGCACCAGTGCGTACTGGAGGAAATCGCCGGGTTTGTCGTCGATCAGGCGGTCGTCCACGGGCGGCTGAGCGAGAAGGCGGCCGAGGCCGGGGTCAGCGTGGCAATGCCGGAGGTGTCGAAAAAAGACCTGGCAAAACTCGTCAACGGGATCCCGCAACTCGCCGCGGCGCTTTCGATCGCGCAGAACAATAGGTGGATCACGCCGGACGAGGCGACGAAACTCTTCTGCTTCTTTGCCTCATACCTCGGCTATGAGATCGATCCGCAGACGCAGATCGACGCCGCGGCGGCCGCGCCGAAGGAGGCCGAGATCGATTACGAGAGGATCAAGGACGCGATGAATCCGACGCTGAAGGAGATCGCGGCCGGCGAGATATAAAATGGCGCGCAGCAAGAAGGAAATCGCCTTCCAGAGGAAGGTCGACGAACTGGTCAAGCGGGCGAACCGGCTGGAGGACGCCGAGGTGAAAAAGGTGATCCAGATTCTCGCGGACGCCCGGAAGGAGGTCGCCGCGACGATCGCCTCCACGGAATGGCAGGCGTATCGCTTGCCCCAGTTCCAGGCGGCGATAGAGAGGGCTATGCAGGAATTCGGCGACAAATACGGCGTGGAATTGCGCGACGCGCAGCGCTCGTTCTGGGAGACCGGGATCGAAATGGTGGATCTGCCGCTCCGCCAGGTGGGGATCATGGCGGCCTTCCCCGCGATCGACACGACGGCCCTCGCGATCCTCCAGGGCTACGGGGCTGACCTGGTCAAGGGCCTGGCCAGGGACGCGGCGCTCAAGATCAATAACGAGATCCTGATGGGGCTGATGGGACAAAAGACGCCGTTCGAGGTGATGCAGGCCGTGGGGAGGAATCTCAAGGATAAGTCGATTTTCACGACGATTGCCGCCCGGGCCGAGACGATCACCCGGACCGAGGCGGGGCGGGTCCTGGAGATGGCCTCCCAGGCGCGCCTGGAGGCGGCAGCGGGACTCGTTTCGGGCCTGCAGAAGCAGTGGCTGCACGGCGAGTTTGTCCGGCAGCCGCGGATCTCGCACCTGGCCGCCGCGGGGCAGATCCGCGACGTGGGCAAGCCCTTCGACGTCGGGGGAGAGAAACTGATGTTCCCGCGCGACCCGGCAGGGTCGGCGAAAAACACGATCAACTGCCATTGTTACACGATTCCATACCATCCGGATTGGGACCGCGCCGCCCCGGCGGAAGGCGGCCCGGAGGAAGGCAGACCGCGCGAGAGAAAGGGGGAGAGGATCGCCGTGCAATCGGTCGCCGAGGCCCAGGGGGAAATGGCCGAATTTAGAAAAACACTGACCTATGCCGACGAGAGGATCGTCTCCGACTATACGGGGGAGAAACATCTGCAGTGGAATCGGGAGCTGAGGCGCGGGAGGCTCAGTCCGGAAAACGCCGGGCCGGTAGAACGGCTCTCCGAGATTCTCAGGAACGCTCCAAAACTGGAAGGGGAGGTATTCCTGAGGCATCGGGTTCGACACGCCCGCGGAGATGGAGAGATTCCTCTCCCAGTTCAGGAAAAACGACATCGTCGCTCTCCCCGCGTTCACTTCGGCGACTACATCGCCGGAGATTGTGGAAGGCGCGTTTCTAACGCGCCGCGTCAATGTGCGGATGCGTATCGTTTCCAAAAACGGTGTCTGGTTAAACGGGCTGTCGGACCTGCCGCAGGAGAATGAGGTTTTATTTGACCGCGGCAGTACGTTTTTGATCGAGAAGATCGTCAAAGGAGACATCCCGGAAATCATACTAAAGGAGATTTGAAGTGGACAAAAGAAGTGGGAAATTTATGGCGGTCGAGGCGGATTTCATGTTTCCGGCCTGCAACAAATGCGAACACCTGCTCAGGGGGACCGTCGCCTGCGCCGCGTTCCCGAAGGGGATCCCCCGGGAGATTCTGTCGGGGGAAAACACGCACAAAAAACCGTATCCGGGGGATAATGGAATCATGTTTTCACCCGATGGAGACTAAACCTACAAATTTTGGAGAAGGAGGTTTCATCATGGCGGAAGGAAAAGGAAAAGCGGAAGCGGAGGAGAGCGTGAAAAGGGGGAAGGGAGATCTGGTCGCCGAGGCCTGCGCGGCCTACGGGATTGCGCCGGAATACCTCTTTGCCGGCCGGATCGACGCCGAGACCGGCGAGGCGGTGATCGTGACCCGCGGCGGCGCGAAGGTGCGATTCAAGGCGGGCGCCAGCGTCCGGCCGCTGTCCGAGATCGCTGTCACGGGCGTCAACCCCGAATGGGCGAAAAAGAAGGTCATCGCCGGCAAAGAGAAAAAATAACCCGGCGGGCCGGAGAGGATGCGACATGAACAAAAAAGAACAGCTGAGGATGATCCAGAAAAAGAGGCCCGACCTCCTCGCCGGGAAGGACATGGAAAAGATATCCGACGAGGAGGTGGCGGCGCTGGCCAGGATGGCCGGAACCCAGGAATTGAGCCTGGACCAGATCCGGGAATTGATCCGCGAGGCGCTGCGCAAACGTTTCCCGGGAGGCGACGACGGCCCCTGGCCCTATGTGCAGGATGTGTATCCGGCTTATTTGATCTACGAGCTGTCGGCGAAATATTACCGCCTCGCCTGGTCGATCCTGGACGGCGAGGTGAAGCTCGGCGACAACGCCGCCGAAGTCGAGCAACAGTGGGTGGAGACGCGCTCGGCGCAGGAAGAAATGGACGAGGGCGCCGAGTTTCTCATGCGCCTGGGTGCGGCCAAAGACCCGGAAGGCGCCGCCTGGGACGTGACGATCTGCCAGCCCGGACATACCCTGAACGGCTGGTACATCCCCGACGAGGCGATCCGCGAGGCCGCGGGGCTGTTTGAAAATGTCGACGTGAATCTCTACGAGCTGCCCCAGGGGGCGTCGCACGTGCCGGATGCGCTTTTCGATCTCAAGACCCTGCTCGTAAAAAACAAGGTCGGCTGGATCGACGGCGTCAAGCATGCCGCGGGCGTGGGTCTCCAGGGCGTGCTCCATTTCCTCGACGCGGCGAAGTGGCTCGGTAAAAATCTTCTAACCGCCATGAAGGACGGGAAGGCGGTCTATGGGCTCTCCTACGACTGCCCCGTCCGCGCTAAAAAGGATGAAGTTGACGGCAAACCGGTATT